GATCGAGGCCAGCCTTGGCAAACATCTGCTGGCGTTCTTTCCTGGCAGCATCGAACGTGTCGAGTTGCTTGAGGAGCTGATTCAGTGTGTCCGGATCGATGCCGAACATCTGGCCGAACTGCGCCGCGATGTAAGGCTGCATCCCCTTCAGACGATGCAGAAGATCGTTCTGAATGTCTGCCGGATCCCTTCCCTTTGTCGCAACTCCCAACCCATTCAGAAGCCCGGAGAGTCCAGGGTTCAGGCGCATTGCGCGCGCCATGCCTTCGAGGGCTGCGGTAGCAGTGTTGGCGTCGACGCCCACCATCTGCGCGGCATACTGCAAGGTCTGGATATTCTTTACAGATGAACCGATGCGGAGGCTGGAATAGTAGAGCTTGTCGAAGCTCTCCGCCATCTTGACCACGTTCGCATCAATGGCGGCGGCGACCACTGCGGTCACGATGGCCAAGGTGTCGATGGCACCAGAGACCTTATCGATGGTCGCTTGCATCTTCCTTAGACCTGGCTCGTCCACCTTGAAGCCGAGGGCCATCAGGAATTCTTTGAGGACGGTAGTGTTCGAGTCGGCCAAGTTATTTCTTCCTCGTCAACCTGTTCTGGTTCTCCGCTTGCACGTCCAAAGCATCATTCAACTTGATCACATCATACAAGCTGAGTGTACCGTTGATGAGCGACTCGTAAGCGCAGCACCCGGCCAACACAGGTCGCATGAGCCAGTCTTCGCCGTTCTGCATCCGTGTGAGTGCTACGCTAACGGGCTCGCCGTGGATGCCTTCGGCTGTCCGGTAGAAAAAACCTCGGTCATGTTGGCCTTGATGGCTTCGATCACCAGGCGGATCATGGTTCCCATATCGAGGTCAGCAAACATCATCACGCCGCCTTGCCGAAGTCGCGCCCACCCTTTCTCCTGCCTCTTCCAGCAGTAGTCAAGGCAGTTGTAAATTACATATTCCACATCCTCATCGGAGAGAGATGCGAGGCCGGTCGCCACATCGGGGAGAGCAGAGAATACCGTCTTGAGGACCTCTTCCTTTTCCTTCTCGTCCACATGGCCGGATTCGTCACTGAGCATTCGTAGCAGTGTAGGCAATAGCTGAAGAAGAGGCCGCGCAAGGATCGGGCCGAGGCGACGGAGGATTTGGAATTGTTTGACGGCGGGGATCGGATATATCTGGTAGTCCGTATCCCCAATGGTGAGGGTCTTGATCGAGTCAGTCTGCATGATGTGTCCTTTCCGAAATTCGGAATTGACACAATGCTAACATGCTTGAACTAGACAGCCGCGCCGAGTGTCTGCGAAGTAGCGATCGCGTTGAATGTCCACTCCAACAGGTTCGCGTCCTTGCCCCAGGTGTTCGGAGGCTGGCGCTCGAAGGCCACGCCGGTTGCTGTGAGCGAGTCTCCGGTGACGGGATTCGACAGCACAAAATAGTTCTGGCCCCAGAATGCCGATGAGGACGACTGGTAATTCAGCGCCTGTTGCAGAACCTTGTTATTCGGTGAGGTCTTCAGAAGCCGAACCCGAATCTTTGCCGCACGGTTCTGGCTGAGAGAATGCATCCCCGATCCGTCCGCGCCCACTGTCATCTTGTCGCGCTCGTCGATGGGTTCAAAGGTAATGCCCTCTTCAGACGAGCCGGAGCCATCGCCCAAAAGCGCCGTCAACTGAGGACCAGCGAGGACGCAATGCACATCCGCGAATGAATAGCTGCCGAAGATTTCTCCCATGCTTGCTCCCTTACGGATTGATCGTTACCGCCACGTTCGCGGTGTTGATGGCTCCTGCCAACTTTGCTGCAATCTGAATCGGGCCGGCCATGCGCTGCGCACGCTGTGACTGAGGCTGCGTGGCGAGTGGCGGGGCATAGACAATAAAGCCGTTCTCCAAGAAATCGCCAGTGGCAAGTACCGGGGGAATCCCTGCGCCTGTCCATGTTCCCGGAGCCAGGTAATCGTTGGTCAGATACTGCACCATGACGTTCGTGCAGGTCGATACCAGAACGTGCATTCCCGCGTCGTCCTGCGCGATCTTCGTGCCTGCTCCGAGGAATGAATTGAATAGCGCAGTCGTCATGGTGATCGCGAGGTTGTCCGCGCCGATCACGGTATCGATGAACACGTCTGTCGTGCATGTTGTCCCGGTGAGGAAGATCGAGCTGCCATTGTCGCAGAGCGCATAGACGTTGCAGTTCTTCGCGGCCAGCGCGGCGAGCTGCGTCGCATTCAGGTTCTCCGGAGTCAGTGTCGGGCAAGTCTGCCACATCAAATTGATGGCCGTGGCCGTACCGGAGTAGTTGACGCCGAGAATGAGCGCCATCGGCGATGCACCCGCAACAGGGCTGGTACTCGAATACATCACCGCGGTCTTCGTGAGGCTGAGTTGAGCCAGCTCGTAGGCCACATCGGTTGTGGACGAGGGAACCAGTACGTTCGGGTCCTGAGTTGTGACTTGATAGAAATGCTTGCGCTGAGTGGCCTGAATAAATGGGCCAATCGCCAGGTGGTCGGATGCGGCGGCTTGCGGAACCATCAATGCATACCACTTACCGCCGAAGTTTGTTTCCATGAGGGTGACTGCGGCGAGCGCGGTTTCTGCGGCCTGTCCTGCAGCGGTGTATCCGCCTTGGGTCGATTGCATTCCCAGAAGTCCAGAGATGTCGGTCGGCCCACTGCTGGGCGCGGTGAGGAAAGTGACCGCGCTGGTCGAGCCAGTAGTCGCGCTCGTGATCTGGAACCTCTGCAAGTTCGCGTTCCATGCGATCGTTCCACCCGTCATCTGCGCATTGATCGCCGTGGCAACTGCGTTCAGGCTGGCGACTCCGGTAAGAACGATGGTGCCGACATGCTCCACGGACCCGCCATCGAATGTGATTGAGAATCCGCCATCTCCGATGGTGTTGAAATTCGAGAGCGCCTGCTGTGCGGCGGTGAGCGCGCTTCCGAGGAGTTGTCCGGCTGCGGCTACATTGGCCCACCGCCCTACATAGAACGGGCCGGTCGGAGTGGGACTCTGGCCGAAGAAGACTACTGCTGCGGCATACTCATCGCCGCCCTCGCCGAAGAAAGATGCAACCGATGTGAGGCTGTAGAACGGGAGGAGCCGAGTGACGAGATCGATCACCGTGTTTTCGGTCATGCAGAGCAGGGTGTTCGTGGTCTGACTCGATCCCGCTGTCTGCGAGAGTGATGTCGTCACATTGATCAAAGTCTGAACACTTAGCATCGAACCCTCCACTAACTTTGTACGTCTTGCGGAACTGCGATCGTCTCAACAAGCGGCGGATCGGTGTCCAGCGTGACCGTGACTCCTGCCGAAGCGAAGTCATCAATCGGATATTGCAATGATACCGCCCGGCGCAAGCGCATATCGAAATCCCACACCGGCACCCATCGCTCTTTCACGATGTCTGTGCCCACCGTGGGCTTCTCGACCCGCACCAGCGCGAATCCCTGCTGCAAGAGAAGCGCGCGGTTCTGACTGATCTGGGCGTTGTTCCAGATTGCGTCGGCGTTGCCCTGCGCGTCCTTGCCATACGAGCGCACATGGATCGTGAGGGTCTGATTGCGATAGGTGACATTGTAGCCAGGGACGCGCGGATCAGGAACATTGTTCCCTGCAACGTGCGCGGAGTAGGTATCAAAGTCTCGATCGCTGTCGCCAATTCCAATCGCGATCCAGTTCTCTTCGATGTCCGGCTGCTGAGGAGGTTCAACTTGCCACCACGGACGAACCATGCATCCAGGAAGTCCACTCAGGCCAACGAGCCAGGCTTGCAGAATGTCAGTCAGCGCATCGTCATTGACTGGCAAGCTGGCCGGTCGGATGTATTCATTCGGGTCAACGAAGGGAACTGAACTCATGAGTTGCCTGCCTGATTCCGGCCAGTGGGCGCGTCCGCGATTTGCTGGCTGGTGCATGTTGCTTCCACCCATCCTCCACCATAGCGCGTGTAGTCCTTCAGCTCGATCACCAGCAATTCCATCCCAGCATAGAGAACGATGTCGGGAAGGATTCCGGCCGCTTGCTTGCGCAGAGGGTACTTCGTGATGACGGAGTAGGTCGTATAACCGATGGAGCTTGTCTCGCTGCGCCGCTGCCCGTTTGCTCCTTGTGCATTGATGATTGCCTTGACGTTGGGGATGACGTCCTCAGTTGTCTTCCCTCGACCCTGCCCGTTGACCAGGACGGACCTACGGCGCACAGAGCATGTCGCCATAAGCATCGGGCTTGAGAGCACGACCAGACCTGGGTTGACCATTGGCATCGTTCAAGCTCCTACTCATAATTTCTTATAGACTTCAATCGTGGGATCACCAGAATCCCCACCTGAATCAGACCAAGCAAACCGCCAAACCCCGCAACACTCCCCTCCATGAAACTCATCCGACTATTCTGCTCATCGATGCGCTTGTTGACCTCTTCGAATTTACGGTTGGTCTCAGCATCGTGGACTTGAATTTGATCGATGAGAGCGCTATTCGCCGCCGTCCTCTCGGCCTGTATGTAGGGATCGGGAGACTGAGCATGAAGTCTGTAGTCGCAATAGCAGATAGCCACTCCGACCAGGGCTGTGATGATGTAGATGATTCTCAAAATCTTCACTATGCTCACTCCGTCCCTCTTATCCTACCGCCGATCACCCGCTTGGTTACGGAGCAATTACTGCATCCTCGGCGCACTGCCATTTATTACTATGTCATCTGACGTTGATCCTGTTTGTTGCTTTATAAATAATCATCGCTCTCTCACGACATAATTTATAGAATTCCTGAGCTGCGCAGTATCAACTAAGGGCCTTGTTCCTGTTCGTCCTCTTCTACGGCGAGCCGATAATGTGCTTTTCTTCAGGGGTTCAAATGGCCCAGAGGTAATTTTGTTCTTGATCGCGCTCGAAGCTACGATGCCCACTGAGTTCAAACCTTTGTCCATCGCGGCGAGATCCCCGTCAAGCACTGCGCGTCCGGTGTTCGCGAGCGCCTTCGTGATCTTGTCTTCCGCCGCCATGATACCCGGCTCCATGAACGGCCTCGCGGGGATGTTATTCGCCGGGCTTCCGGTGTTGTGGATGTAGGCGAGTGCTGCGTTCGTGATGCCGTCCTCTTTCTGCGGTCCCTGCACCTTGCCGAAGAGTGGAACCGTGCGCTGTGTGTCCGCCGCTGGCACTCCGACCAGAACATCGCGGCCCTCAAGCGCACTCAGCGCCGCCATAAGTTTAGGCACCGTGTCCACGGTCATGTGGAGATTGACCGAGATGGATGTGATCGGTCTAGGCACAGAGCCTCCGGCCAGGGCCCACGTCGATGTAGGTGCAATCTCCCATATTGCTGCCGCGCATCTCCCATGCGAGCGAGGCAAGCAAGTTAGGATTCGGATATAAGCACCCACAGCACCCAACCGTCACGCCCACTTGGATCGGACCCGCGCCAAATATCATCGTGAGGTCGCGGAGTCTGGTTCCATAGGTTGTGAGGTTCCAGTGGCCGGCATTCTGGTAGCTCGCGTTCGCCGTGTCATAGCTTACGTTCAGCGCGCTTCCAGCCTCGCTTGAGATCACACCTCGATTGAGTCCAGGGATGCCGCCATTGTCCGTTGCTGCCTGTGCAAAGGCTTCGAGCGCGAGGTTGTGAGCGATGAATAGCTCCATCGCAAGATTGAGGATGCTACCGAATCGTGGATTGATGAGCAGCGCCGCGACGGTAGCCCAGAATGTGATGCCCGAAAGCGGGAACATCGACTCGTTTCCGAATTCCGGAAAGTCGGTCACAAACTTCGAGGGAGTGATGGCCGTCGTCATATTTCAGTTTTACCATCCCCTCAAAACAGGAACGCCCACGCCGTAGCGTGAGCGCGCCTGTGGGCCTGTTGTGGCGGGTTATGTCGAGAGTGGAGTCGCACCGAGCGCACCGGCTGTTGCGTTTCCTGGCTGCGTTGTGCCAGCGGTAATCGGATTGGGAGTTGCGGCAACCGGCGCGTATGGCCGAGCGCCACAGTTGATGAGATACGGGTGTGTCGCGATCGGGTTCCCGAATCCATCGTCCACCGGTACCTCCTGAATCCCGGCCTCGAAGATGACTTTCTTCGCATGGGTCAGAGTGAGGATGATGCGGCGCGGAATGCTCATCGTGACTGTCTTACCACCCGCCGCCACGATCACACCGGCAAGAATCTCTTTCGGAGCTTGCACGGTATGAATCTGTCGCCCTGCCGCTTGCGCGTCTGTCGGAACGCCAGCGGGTGCGGCAACCACCGGGGGAGCTGCGGCTCCGCTCGGTTCCGAAGATGGAGGATTCGGCGCTGGCGGGGCGGATGCACCTTGCGCGATCGAGGCGGCGGGAGATGCGGCGGAGGTTGTTGCGGAATCGGCGTCTGGGAAGTACATAGGATCGATCCTCGGTGCTGCGAATTCAGTTTACAACTGATGCAGTGTCTTGAAACTAAATTCCGTCTTGGAGGGACACCGTATTGGGGTATGGGAACTCCATCCCGGCCATCTTGTGGTAGTAGTACCACTTGTGCCAGATGCCCTCATACTGAATCGGAGTGCGCGCCTGGGTGGTCTTGGGGAAGCGCAGGAATTTGTAGTTCTTGGTGTAGGTCACCATGCGGTCCACGGTGCCCGGAGTCAAGATCGTTCCGCCCGAGCCAGCGCCCATGCCCCACTTGCAGGATTCGATGGTGAGCTGACCTTCGCCGAGCAGGTTGTATTTCTCGACGTATGCCTTGATCGAGATGAGGCCGCTCGCCGTCGCAACCTTCGCGAAGGAGATGAGGCCGAACTGAGCCGGGGGAAGCAGGATGCGGTTCGGCTTGACAGAGAAGCCGGTGGCGTACCACGCGCTGTAGATGCCAGCGTTGATGTCGGCCAGGATTTCATCGGGGGTCTTGTAGACCCACTGCGTGAAGCCGGAGGCGCCAGCGGGTACGTTCGTGACGTTCGTGATCGCGGCGGAGTTGTAGAGGCCACCGATGTTGAGCGGGATGTCGCCGTAGTACACCATCTCGTCGATGTCCATTTGGCGCTTGAGTTCCATCGCGTCGACCTTCTGAGAGTCAACGGGACGGCCAAGCTGCGCGGAGGAGAGCAGCTCAAAGATCGAGTAGCTCACTTCCATCGCCCAGACGTTCAGCGCTTGCGGGGTCTTCGAGATGTCCAGCCCAACAGTCGCGATCTGAGTGGACTTCGAGTTCATCCATGCCTTGCCGGAGCCCACGGTGTTGCCCGTACCCAGGCCGCTCTGCGAGGACACGGTCGAGTTGGTGAACGAGCTGAAGTCGTCGGCCAGCGTGACATCGGTGCGCTCGTCCACGTCGCGCCCATAGGTGATGTCCACCATCGGGAGGTTGAGCGTCATGTCGAGGCGCTCCAACTCGCCGACCATGTACGCGCCGGTCGAGTCGTAGGTGGTCGCACCGTCGCGCGTCTTGCCGTCGAAGGTACGGGTTCCCTCCGGAGCCTGAATCGAGCTCTTGGCGAACGGGATTGACCGTCCGAGTGATTCTCCGGGTGCGACATCCTTGGCTGTAAAGCGCGTGATACCGTCAAAGGTCAGCATCGTTTCTTCCTTCCTTCCGCCAGTGGGCGTCTTCCTGAATCTGGTTACAACAAACTCGCGTCTTCGTCTTACAGGTTGAAGTTCACCTGAGTCAGTCCGGAAGTATCTCCGGGTCCATCGTAAGAGGTTCCAGCCTGAAGTGCGCCGGTTGTGAGAGGCAGATCGAGGGTCGAGCTGCCGGTTGCCGAGGCCTCGCAGAAGCCTTGGCGATGACCGGCTCCCGACGCGAGCGCCCAGATGTGAACCTGAGTTCCCATGCCGGTGATCGTCCCGTTGACCTTGGCACCGATTGCGCCGCGTCGCAGGATGTCCACCACTGAGCCTGGGACCTGGGAGTTGCCGAGAGCCGCGCTCATGCCGCCAGTGGTCTGCTGGGTCGGATAGACGCGAACGACGAAGCCGAAGATGTAGTTATTGCCCACATCCGCCGCGACCACGCCGCGCACACCCGTCCCAACGTAGGGGCTGGGCGAAGAAGTATTGTCCAGCACCACGGCCATACCCGGAAGTAGGGGAACCGAGTTCGGAGAAATCTGGCACGGCTGAATCCAGCATCCGGGGAAGTTGAGGACATCGCCCTCTTGCGCCGCTGGCATACGACCGAGGAAGGCGAGCGGATTGACCGGTCCGCCGCCATCGCGAACCTTGAACCGTCCGAGGCTGCGGCGGTTGCTGGGGGCTTCATCCTTCTTGCCGAATACGAGGTTCCAAATGGACTTCATCGTGTCGCTCCTTCTTACGAGTTCGGGTTCACACCCGGTCAATCTTCAACTACGAGAACTTACTTTTTGCCGTTCTGCTGTGCCCAGAAGAGACGGTTGATCTCGTTCTGGTCCGGCACCGGCTTGACTTCAGGTGCGCCGTCATGGATGCTGGCGCGCGTACCGTCTGAGCTGCGCTTGTTGCGCATCGCGGTTCCGGTTGCATTGAACACCGTGCGCAGTTCCTTGCAGTCCAACGTGCGAGCTGCATCAGCGGTCAATACCTTGCCTCCACGGATCTCCGCGATCATGGCCGCTCCATCTGCCGTGCCGGCCGCAACCTGGATCGCCTTGCGACGCAGACCGCAGATCGCATCGTAGGTGGTCTTCGGAGCTGCCTTCGCGTCGTAGGTCGGGAAGTGCAAGCCAGGTGCGATGATCTCAGCGAGAGCGATCGTCTTGCGGAAGCTCTGATCGAGATAGGTCGAGTCCTTCGCCTTGCGCACCTTGTCCTTGCCCTTGGCGTCGGCCATCTCTTCCTCGGGACCCTCCTCTTCGAGAGCGTCCTCCATCTTCTCGGCCTCTTCCTCGTCGTCCTCATCGCCGTCTTCGAGTTCGTCGAGGCGTCCGTCATGGACCTTGAGCTTAGCATCGTGGGCCGCATGTTTTGCATCGATCTCGTCAAAGCGATTGTCGAGGGCGTCGTCGTTCCACTTGGTCCGACCTTCGGCCTCTTCCTTCTCCTCAGTGGCGGCGTCGGCCATGCAGTCGAGGGCTTTCTCCATCTCCTCTTCCTTCTTGTTGGGGTCGGCCTCGTCCATCGCCTTCTTGAAAGCGTCCTGAACCTTGCCCCACCGTGACCGCATTCCATCCTTGAATCGCTGAGTCGCTGTCTTCGCCATCACCTTGCCTCCTGAACATGCAGTGCATGAATCTAGAACCCTTGCCCGATCACGGATTGCGCATTTCGATCCGCATCGCCCTTGGTCGACCAACGCAACGTGGTTGATGATGATGTCGGTTTGGTATCCCTTACCGGGTACATCAGCGTCTTCCTCGTAGTTCGCGTCGTAACCACAACTCAATTCCACCTTACCACCCTGCACAAGTGCGATCGCATTTGCATCCGTTACCAGGATGTCGGCGAGCAATTCTTGTGACCGATCACCCTCTCCGCGTCGCGGGTTCAGGATCGTTCCGATGGTCAACTCCGTCCAGTTGTGCGGAGCGACATCGTTCTCGGGGTGATTGTTGACCAGCGACTTTCCATTCGCACTGGCGATGGTCTTCGGACTGAATACTTCCTTCTCTTCGCGGAAGATGTGAACGAGGCCGTCCGGACCTGGCTCAATCGGTGTTTCACCCTTGCCGTAAATCTGTTCACCAGTGCGCGCGATGGCAACATCGGTGCATAGCAAGAACTTCTCAGGAGTGAGCGACTGGTTTGGACCGAGCCGTTCAATCGTGTAGAAGCGCATTGCAACGTCAAGGGGCAAAGCCTCTCCTAGATGACGCCTGGGACAGAACCTGCAGTGAGCTTGAGATAGACGGTGTTATTGCCGCCAGCGAAGTTTCCGGAGGTTATGAATTCGAGGTTCGTCAGACCGGACAGATTGATCCCATAGATCGCGTTCGCGACAGGGCTCTCCGTGGTCGCCTTTGTTCCAGGCACGGTCAGGACAGCCATATTCAACGGGAAGAAGTTGACGCCGCCATCGTTACTGCCATACGCAGCAAAGGTCGCTGTGAAAATGGGAGCTGTGAACGAGGAACCGCTCGCCGTCGCCACGATATAGGTCCCATTGTAAGCAGCCTGGGCCGTGGGCATCGCGACGACTGTAATCAACTCGCCAGCGGTGAACTGATTCGAGACGGTGCCCGTCACAACGCTCGAAGTGGTAGCCACGGCGCTGAATGTTCCGCTGGTCAGCGTGGCGGTTCCAGTGTTAGGAGTCGATGCGATGTTGGCATGAGTGAGCGCAACTGTGAAGGTAGAGGTGGTCGCGCTGGTCACGGTCACTGTGCCGTTGAGCGGAGCGCATACGCCAGTCAATCCGGCGATGACAACGCCTGTCTCGGTGCCAGCATAGAGGTTTGGAGCGGTCAGCGTTCCCACATTGCTCGTCAGAGAACAGTTCGTGATGTTGACCACATAGCTCGCGGTCCCGCTCGTGATCGAGGCCGATCCAACAGTGGCCGGGAGCGAGCTGTATGCCTCAATCGTGCCGAATGCCTTACCCGCAAGCACCATCGCTGTGCCAGTCTGACCGCTGGCCGTGAAAGGCTGCGCGGGATAGCTCACGTTGGGCTGAAGGAATGTCTGCGTCGACGACTGCGCGAGCAGAGGAGCGCAGAGGATGGCGGCAAGGAATGGGATGATTGCGTTTCTGAACTTCATGGTTGCAGCTCCTTAGATAACTCCGGTAGTTGATCCGGCTGTGACCTTGATGTAAACACTGCCCGTAGCTGTGAACGTGCCAGAGGTGACGATGCGGAAATTGGTCAGCCCGGCCAGGTTCACGCCATACAGAGAATTCGAGGTCGTCGTCTGAGTCGTTGCCTTTGTGCCCGGCGTGGTGATGACGCAGGTATTCAACGCGAACCAGTGCGAACCACCGTCATTGCTCCCGTCGATCTCCCATGTGAGCGTGGTGAACGATGCTCCATAGACTTCGATCGTGCCGAACGCTTTACCGGCCAGAATCTGCGTGGCACCAGTCTGCGCGGTCGCAATGAAGGCTTGGGCCGGATAGCTTGTGTTCGGCTGAAGAAAGTTCTGCGTCGAGGATTGCGCGCGGATGGACGGAGAGAAGCAAAGCGCGGCGGCGAGCAGAAGAGAGACGAGGCTGAAGACTTTTCGATTCATGTCTCAATCCTAAAGCCCACTGTCAAGAGATGGCGGAAGGTGGAGGAGTCGAACCCCTACACTCTGCCAACCCTCCAAACGCACGAAACCCTCCGGCAAGGGAGGGTCGAAGGAAGCGCATGGTTGTGCGCTGCCTTCAGGTCTGCGAACTTGAGAGATGCTGTTTCATGGTTCCAGTATGCACTTTCCGGAATTCGGAATCAAGAGGCAAGCGAACCGGCCATTCGCGACAGCACATGCACTCGCCATCGTGACCTTCATCGAAGATGCAGCGGCTCATCGAGAATCGGGTGGACTGAACATGACACCGACGACAATCGAGGGTAGTTTCTCGGGCGAAGCTCGAAGTGATGGATCTGCCGGTAGTAAACGCAGGATGGGCTTGCGGCAATGCTCGCAGCTCGCTAGCTCCGGGGTCATAGCTCATGGAGCCAGTATAGATGAGACTTGGAGCAGGAATGCAACTGCATATTGGATGAGTTTCGAGTTCGTGTCCAGCGTGGGAAGCGCTGCCGAGAATGTGATCGTGAGGACCCATCCGACCAGCGTCACACTGGCCGGCACGACTGCACCTCCGCCAGCTCCGGTGTTCGTCACGGTGAGCGATTGCACTCCTACCGGCTGCGATCCCTGAAGGTTCAAGCCGAAGCGCGGAGCGGAGAGATCGACAATGATCGCCTCGCTCGAATCGTCAGAGGTGAAGTTGAACGAAACTGACTGAACAGGTGTGAGCATGGGACTCCTTCAGAATGCCAAGCATCCGAATGTGATCGTATCGCCGCTAACGGTAGTACCTGAGATCGTCGCAGTTGTAGTGGAGGAAGCCGTCTGCGTGAGTATATCCGCAGTGGTAGTAAGGTCACTGGCCCAGCAAGTAAAACCGTGCGGGGCAGTGACGCCAGGAGTTATGACGACAGTACATACTCCGCTTGTTCCGCTTGCGAATGATCCTGCTGTACTTCCACCCACAGTCGAGGTTGCCGAACATGCAGTATCGATTGTGAATTTTGTTCCGGTAATGATATTCACCGGAGCCGAACTGGAAGTGGTCGCGCCCACCATGCTCGGAGCGATCGCATGCCCCGCGATGGCGGCGACTACATTGGTTGCGTTGACCGGGGTTGCAACCGAGATCGCCCCGGAACTGTTGGCGATGGTTGTGCCATCCGGCTTTACTCCACCCAGAGTGGTGCTGGTCGCAACTGGCAAGGTGTAAGCGCCGGTAAACTCGGTGTACGTTCCCGAGCCGTTGCAGAAGTAGTACAACCTGGTCGTCATGTTGAACAGGAACCGAGGACCAGTGCAACTCGCCGGAGTCGTGGCTGAGATTGTCATAGGGATCGGACCCGACTGCTGGGCATGGACGGGGATCGCAAGAGCGAAGGCAGCGATGAGAGATGCGCAGAGGAGTTTCATGGGAGTAGCTTATCACTGCGCTCAATATCAATAGTCTGGAAGGATAGGCTCAGGCCAGCAGCGACAGTTGAAAATCTGGCCTGGGTGTGCGCGTTGTCCTTGCGGTCCCGCGATGGGTGGGTGATCCCACCGCTGGATTGTACCGTCTAACTTGCGATGACTTCCGCGTTCAAAAGTATTCATCTCTGCAAAATGCTTTGAACCGAGTGCAGGTCGAACATCACTATCTTCAGAAGACCTCCAAAAATACGAATCGCTCCCCACATAGGTCGCTCGCGCCTGGGTCAGCACCGAGGCCGTGCGCGCCACCTCAGTTCGGGCGATGAGCTTCGCGCGAGAAACCGTGACGTGGCCAGAGTCCATGATGTCGCGCTGCACGTCTTCTGCGCGTCGACCCTGGGTGATTCCTTCGAGAGTGAGTGTATGGACTCGCCGCGCCGCTTCAATCGGGAGCGATGTGATAAGTGAAACCTGCAACTCCATCATCGAGCGGAGCTGAAGGCCGATGGGTGCGCCCTCGATCACGCGATGGAGTTCTGAGCCGATGGACTTCGAGAGCTGCTGCCATGCGGTGAGGTCCCGGCGCGCGACCTGGGCTTGCATCCGAGCCACTACCGCCTTGGCCCACGGTTCCAGCGTCTTCGAGTAGGCATCAAGCGAAGCCTTCAGCCCGGCCATGTCCGTTATCTTGCCGTCACGCTCGAAGCCTTTGATGATCTGCCCAACCTGGCGACCGGCATTCGAGAGCTGGACTGCGAACTCGCGTTCAACGATGCGCGCCTTCAAGAATCGCTCGCGAGAGATGCGGCGCTGCATCGCGAGCTTCTGACGTTCGGTGGGCATGATGCACGATACCACTTTCCGAAATTCGGAAAGCTAATTGAAAACCACTTTGGAAAGCATGGATGGGTTTGGCGCATCCAGCGCCGTCTTCGCCTCATCGCACAGCTTGATTCCGAGCGCGCGGTCACCGACTCGAAACGCCTTCGCCGCTCGCGTGTAGAGATCGGCCGCTCGGTCGTGAACGGATGTGTCCTTCATCTCCTC